TTTCCTCAAAAGATCGCGCCAAGGTTAATCAGTGGTTAGATAAATACAGAAAACGGTTAAATAAGATTATAGGATTTTAAGTAGGTTTGTTATGAAGAAAATACCACCCGGAACCCGACTATCATCTATCCCCAAAACAGATTGGGAAATAGAGTATAATCAATACTCCAATCAAAAGACATTCTATCCACGAAGCATATCCTTTGAGGATATAGATAAGGCTGTCTTTGATTGGTTTAATACGCGAGATATCATCATCAACTCCAAGGCAGTTCCGGCTATTTTTCTCACCCCCGAAAAATGGGCAGAGGTTAAGAAATCTTGGTCCGACATGACAAGCGATCACAATATAACTTTTCCATATATAACCGTGCGTAGATCGCAAGCACCAAAGCTTTCCACCAGCCCGACGAGGGGGAGAATACCAAATAAGAATTTCACAGTATACAAGATGCCAGTTTATACAAACGCAGGACCATCGTATAAAATATTCAAGGTTCCTCAACCGATCAAGGTGGATATGGAGTATGAAGTAAGAGCGTTGACTCACTATATATCGGATATTAATTTAATTAATGAGACCCTACTAAGGCATTTCGCAAGTCTACAAGCATATTTAAGCATAGACAACCATTATATGCCAATGAAAATTGAGTCCGTTACCGATGAGTCAAACATTGATTCCATCGAAGACGAACGGGTTATGCATACATTATACTCAATAAAGGTCAATGGGTATATCATTGACGAAAAAGAATTTGAAGAAAAAACTGCCATTTCAAATATGGTAGTTCGTGTGTCAGAAGATCAGACATAACAGTTAGGAGAAAAAAATGGCAGAAACTTTTGTAAGTCCCGGCGTATATGTGCGCGAACGAGACTTTTCTTTCTATGTGTCAACTGTTGGTGGATCATCCCTCGCTTTAGTTGGAGAAACGAAGAAGGGACCAGCATTCAAGCCAACATTGGTTAGGGACATGGGGGAATTCAGAGAAAAATTTGGAGGACTTGACCCAAATAAATTGGTTGGATATGCAGCCAAGTCCTATTTCAAGTACGCAAACTCGGCATATATTGTCAGGGTGTTGGGAAGTTCAAACTTGCGAGAGGGTGGATATATTATTCCAATCGTAGAAACTGGTGGAACAGTAATAGCTACGTTCCTTGTCAGCGCGACCACCACATTTAGCATTAGTGGAGATACTTCTGGTGATTGTTATTTAACGATTGACGATCATTATACCGGTAGTGTTAATTTTGTGGATTCCACATCTTCGGTATATGCCCCCCGCCTGTTTCCGAGATCAGATTATATTGGGTCCGCCACCTTACCAGCCGATGGGTATGGTGTAGCCACACAAAGCTTTTTCCCGACAGAGGCCGCGGTGGGCTATACTATCTCGGGTGTTTCAGGAGTCAACTACACAGGAACATCAACAGCTATGGCATCCGCAACAGACCCATACGTCGTTGAGGGATATTCGAATGCCAGCACTCCCGTTATTGTTGGAAACATAGAAACAACAACAGATCCAGCACCTTCTTTGTTCCAAATATTCACACAAAGCGATGGTGTTGAGGCAAATAAAGAAATAAAGATTGCCATTGAGAATATTGATCCAAGCACAGGAAAGTTTGATGTTGTTGTTCGTGAGTACGACGATACAAACGCAAGACCCGTTATACTTGAAAAGTTCTCATCTGTTGTGATGGACAAAACAAGCGACAATTACATTGCTCGTAGAATTGGAGATTCGCGAGATGAAGATCTTGCAACTTATCCACTAGTTTCCAAGTATATCTATGTTGAAGTTGCAGCAAATGGTCAAAACCAACTCGCAGGAAAATACCCGATGGGATTCAACAGAATTCCCGCCCCATTCAGTGGAGACGTTTTATTCACCAATGGCTACACGGGCATCTTGTCGGGCGGTTCATTCCCGGAGTTTCCCATGACTCTTGATTATGTAGACACAACACTATTGACAAAGCAATGGTTGGGTGTTGATTATTCAAACATCGATGAAGATCTTCTTATGCAGAATGTTTCATCGGTGTGGGATCTTACAGAAAGCAGCACAAGCTACATCAAGGGATTCCACATTAACACCGGAGCATCGACTACATATTATCAGACAGGATTAACATCTAGTAGCTCCGTCGCATATAGTGCCTTAACCAAGTCATCCAGAAAGTTCATCGTTCCGGTTTTGGGTGGTAGTGATGGTTGGCCGTATTGGGATACAGCCAGAGAGTATTTGAGCGACAGCGATCCTATCGCTTCCGATGGAGTTGATTACTCAATTTGGACTGAGGCAATCGATCTTTTGTCAAACCCCGAAGAATATGATATCAACCTGTTGGCACTTCCGGGTGTACCGATAGATTCTGGTGTTGGAACATACGCAAGAGAAATGGTTGAGACAAGAGCGGACTGTTTGTATGTTGGGGATATGCCTAGCACACATGAAAGTGCTACCGCTGCTGCGGCAGTTGGCGATACTATAGACTCAAACTATGCTTGCACCTATTGGCCTTACGTCAAGATATACGACGCAGACAATGGTGAAGATGTGATGATTCCACCGACACCACAGGCACTTGAGGCTATGGCATACACAGACAGCGTATCGTATCCTTGGTTTGCTCCCGCTGGATTGAACAGAGGTTTGTTGACCGATGTCATTAGAGCGCAGTACAAGCTTACTCAGGATGAACGCGATGAGCTTTACGAATCAAAGATCAACCCAATTGCTTCGTTCCCCGGACAGGGAATTGCAATTTGGGGTCAAAAGACGCTACAAACTAGAACAACCGCACTTGATCGTATCAATGTTCGTAGAATGCTTCTGTATGTGGAGAAAGTTATCGCTGGCGCAAGTAAGTACCTTGTGTTTGAGCAAAACGACTCGACTACGTGGGATAGATTCAAGTCGCTCGTACAACCAGTTCTCGATGTTGTCAAGGTTAAGCGTGGATTGGTTGACTTCCGAGTGATTATGGATGAGACAACCAACACGCCAGAAATCATCGACCGCAATCAAATGGTTGGACAGATTTATATCAAGCCAACAAAGACGGCAGAAGCAATTCTGATCAACTTCAACATTCTACCGCAGGGTGCGGTGTTTGAAGAGTAATAACCACAGGGGGGACTTCGGTCCCCCCACACTAAAAAGAATCCAAACAAAGAAAGAGAGTTATATAAAATGGACGATATTCTGAAGCCAGAAAATAGACCACAAAGTTCTTCAAGCTCATATGAGACTCCATTTGATGTAGTTGAACTTCCATCAAGGGGGAAGCTATATAATGGGACAACACTAGAGGGTCGAGATTCATTGGAGGTTCATTACCTCACAGCAAAGGAAGAAGATATTTTAACTAGCCCAAACTTGATTCAGAGTGGACGGCTGTTGGACGTTCTCATCAAGAGTGTTCTCAAGGATAAGACAATCAATCCAGAGGAATTGTTGGTGGGGGATCGCAACACTATCATGGTTTGGTTGAGATCAACGGGGTATGGTCCAGAATATCCTGTTAACATTACTTGTCAATCGTGTGGAACTTCGTATGAACACGAATTTGATTTATCGACTTTGGAAATAAGGACTCTTGAGTTTGATCCACCAAACCCCGATGGAACCTTTGATTGTGAGCTTCTGATACGGAAGGATAAAATTACGTATTCCCTAATGACATCAAAGCAAGAATATGAATTGGTAAAGAGAACGATGTCCAAGAAAAAGCTGACTTCTAGTTCCACGAATGAAACCACAACTTCAAGATTGAAGGCGATAATAAAGTCCGTCAATGGGGATACTTCGCCAACAACAATCAGCAAGTATGTGGACACCATGCCAGCAGGAGATAGCATATTTTTGAGGCGACTCGTAGAAGGGCTTGAACCCGGAGTTATAATGAAGCAAGAAATAGAATGCCCATCGTGTGGAGATATAAGGGATGGAGGTATACCTATTCAGGCAAACTTTTTTTGGCCTGAATCCGGATCATAAGAAACATCTCTTTGAAGAATTGTTCCAATTGATGTGGAACGGGAAAATAACAATAACAGAGGCACAAAGACTTCCAGTATATCAAAGACGATGGTTGATACAGAGAATAATAAAACAAATAGACATGGAAAACAAAGAAATAGAAAAAGCATCCAATAAAGGAAGGAGTAAATAATGGGAATCTACGCATCTAGAAAGAGTTGTTGGGAAAGACGCAAAGAGGGTCTACCACAGGATAATGCCGCCAAGCAAGTCATTGGTGAAGTGGTTGGAGACAACAAAGTGGTGAAGAATCCAGTTGTTGAGGAACCTGTTGTTGAGGAACCTGTTGTTGAGGTCGAGAAAGTTTCCTCGGCAAAGAAGGTATCAAAAACCAAGCCAGCAAAAAAGGTGGATAAAGAGGACTAAACTCTTTTCTAACGACACAAAAAATAAAGGGTGCCACCATACGGAGGCACCCTTGTTTGTTTGTAAAAAGGTCTAATAATTGAGAATAGCGCGGTCAAATTGAACGGTTACGCTTATATCGGCAAGGTCGTCCGAATTGTAGTCCAAGTCGCCAAAGCTTGCGGAAGTTATGAAAGTTCCCTCAAGGGTCCATTTCTCAACCTCTTGGCCAGCAGGATCAAGCATTTTTAGAATTACTTGTTTCTTATAGGATGTTGCATATCCCATTCTACCAGTGGCAAATTCTATACACTCTCTAACCCAATCCATCACCTTTTGTGCTGTTGAGGGTCCAATACAATCAATAAACTTGATATCCATCGTTTCCCATTTACTTCTTCCCGCAATAAAGGTGCTGGTGTTCATGAATGGAATTTCTACAGAGTTCGTAGTCATTTTTGGTCGGGAGGCAGTTTGAACCATCCATTCTGCAATCTCTGTTCCAACAGGAAATTCAATTATCCATCTATTTTTTCTTTTCGGTTCCAAATCTACTGGAACGGGTCTTAGCATATCAGCCATAATATTATCCTCCATTGTTTAGTGAAAAACCTAAAGTTTGTTATTCAATTACAGAAGTAAATATACAAGTAGTTTTTTGGTTCCAGCTATTTATTCATATAAGGAGAGTGTAGCTATGGATATTTTTCCGGATAAGGATTTAGCTCAATATAACGAACGAGTTAGGAAAAGGGCTATTGAGGAATTAGAATTAACACAACAGTTCCATGAAGCGATGGATGAACAAGCCAAGCTTATTAAAAAGATTGAAAAAGCACAACAGGACATAGCCGCCGCCGGTATGGACGCCACGGATGAAATGTACGCCAACCTTGCAAAGCACCAAAAACAACTAGCGAAAGAGGAGCAATCGGCCAAAGAAGCAATAGAAAAACTCGATGATACAAATTATGCTCTATCTTTATTTGGAATAACAGCCGAGAACGCAACACAAAAGCTTAAGGATTTTGCAAACTCCATACAGAAGTTCTTCGCTGGAAAGACGCTTGGTGAAGCTGCGAAAGAACTTTTCACAAACACTTATTCCACCATGAACAAAATTATAGGCGAAGGATATTCCACATCTGCCGCCGGGGATTTGTCTGGAAAGTATATGTCCGAATTTACTAGTG